GTAAACAGAAAGGAGGATTAACATGGCAACACTTAAAGGCAAAAACTTTCGCATACTGACTTTCGACTCCACCGCATCGAAGTATAAGGTCATCGGAATGTCTACAAACTGCGTCGTGACCTATTCGAGCAATACCGAAAATGCCAACCACAAGGACATCGTAGGCATTGCACAGCTGCCGACCGTAGTCAGTCAGAGTTGCAGTATCAGCGTCGATTCGCTGAACGTGACCGACGTTGCTGCCATGCTGACGGCCATCAAGTCGCTGACGAAGTTCACGCTGGTTTGGGATGAGACATCGACCACCGACAACCAGACGGCACTCGGCGCGGCCTTTGCACGTAAGGGCGAGTTCTATCTGAACGATGCGACATTTCAATTTGACAATAGGACTAATTCCACAAAGGGTCTGCAATTCCAGAGCACGTCTGAGATTGAGACGCTTTCGGAGGCTCCGACCGTCGAGGAAATCGCTGTCGGCTCGTTCACCAAAGGCCAGTTCGTGCGTCTGTTCCTGAGCAACGATAACACCGCAGCACCCGCCAAGGTGATTGCAGCAGCCAAGACACTCAGTCTTCATTGTAGTGTTACCCTGGAAGATGCAACCACCAAGGACACCGACGGCAACTGGCAGGTACAGGAGCCAACCGAACTTGCTTGGGACATATCGACCTCTGCGCTCATCCGCAGTGGTGACACCATCACATCGGCTGTGCAGGCTCAGGGACTGTCGGAACTTGAAACGATCAAGGAGACAGGTACTCCCGTGAAGTTCAAGATAGCCAACGTGAGCGGTGCCAACCAGCGCACGGCTGGTGCGGTCATCGTCAGTGGCAGCGTAATCATCTCGCAGCTCACTCTCAATGGCCCACTCGGAACGGCTGATTATACGGCTCAGTTGAACGGCTACGGCAACTACACTGTTGGAAGCTAACTCTCCGACTTTCCATAACGATGCCCGTCCGTCACTATGCTTCTTAGTGCCATATTTAGCATACGACGGACGGGTTTAACTTTTTAAAATTAGGAACTATGACACAGAAAGAAATTACCATCAACGGGCAGCAGTACCCCGTTGTGTTCACGATGGACACGCTCATGAACTTCGAGCGCATCGTCAGTAAATCATTCTTTGAGACCGACTTCAAGACCCTCACCGACCGCATGGCCCTCATCATTGCGGCTGTCATCACCGCCAACGAGAAGACCACGCTCACCGTCGAAGCCATGAAGGGCAACAACGACCTGAAGGCCGTGCAGCAGATCATCGCGGCATACAACATCGTGGCCGCTCTCATGGGCGAGTTTTTCGAGGTGCCCGAGGTGGTCAAGCAGGCCGAAGCCGAAGAGCAGCAGCCGGCCAATGAGGGCGATGATAAGCCAAAAAACTAACCAACGCCCACGAACTATATCAACTCTTCGTGGGCGAGATAGGATTCCCTCGCAAGGAATTTCTTCATGAGCTGAAATGGTGGGAAATCCGCAGCATCATCCGGGGTTACAACCGCCGACATCGCGACCTGTGGAGTTCGACCCGTTGGCAGACCTACAACATCATGGCCTCGTTCGTTGGCGGCGACAAACTCTCTGAAAAGGGAATCAACTCGCCGAAGGACTTGCTGAAGCTCCCGTGGGACTCTGCCACCGTCGCCACCATCACCGAAGACGAAGTCAAGGATATGCAAGCGGAAATCGCCGCGATGAATGCCGCAGCAGCAGAAGAGAAGTAAACCAAAAACGACCATTTGCGCGGTTAGTATAGACTAATTGCGCTTTTTTTATATGGCAGAATTAACAAGTGGTTTCAAAGGTCTCAATGTCACCAATTACCGTATTGAGGGACTGATGGCAGATTTCTCAGGATTGAAAAGTCTTGAGAAGATTGTCAGCAAAACACTCAATCGCCTCGCCTTACAGGACAATGTGAACCAGCAAGTCAGCATGGTCAAAGGTGGCAAGATGTCGATGCAAGAATTTGACGGTTGGTTCTCTGAATTGGTGCGCAAGGAACTCGGAAAGACGCTTGGCATTATCAGAAACAAGGCCATTGGGAAAGCGCGTGGTGCTGGTGCAGGCTCAGCTTCATCGGCTGTGCTGAGAAGAACCTACAAAGACGAGTATGCCGTAAATATCAATATCGCCACAAATCGGAGACGTATCACTAACAAAAAGCGTGTCGTACCAGAGCCGAATGGCGGTGAAAGCGGCATCCGTCGACCGCGTACCGTCAAGCCTCGTACAAAGACATTGCGTGAATACTATGGCCCCGACCGTGGATTTGTTCTCCGCATATTGGACGGTGGCCGTGACGTGTTTAGGGCAACGTCAGACGGCCCTATCGGAAGAGGTTCAAAAGCCACCTACGGCAAGCGCGGTACTATCGGCCCTCGTAACTTCTTCTTCCACTCCATGAAGAGCGACATGGAACAGGCAGCACAGCAACTCGGTTACACGCTGACGGGAGCCGTAGAGAAATGGATCGAACAGAAATTTACAGAAGAATAAGATATGGCAAATCAATCAGTTCTTGAACTTGCGGTCGGTACTGGCAAATGGGATGCTGGTCTGAAGAAGGCGCAGCAGTCACTCAATAACTTCACACAGGCACAGGGCGGACTTCAGCAGGCACTCGCCAAGGACAACGGCGACATACAGAAGTTCGTGCAGATGATGGCGAAGATGGACTCCACAGCCAACACCGCCAAGGGACAGATGAACGACTATAAGCGAAGCATCGAGCAACTGTCTGCGGCTTATAACCAGATGTCGTCGGCACAGCAGGCCAGCATCGGCCAAGAGTACCTGAAGACCATAGACGCGCTTAAGCAGAAGTTTCAGGATGCCAAGCAGCAATGCGACGAATTGAACCGAAGCCTGAATGGTATCGGTGATTTAAAGCTGCCTGAATCAAAAGGTGGCAGCATGTTTGGCGGTCTCACCGACATGCTTTCCGTGGCTGGTGGTAATCTCATTGCATCGGGCATCAGCAAACTCACGTCTGAGTTGACTGAAACAGTACAGCAGAGCATTGAATTGGCAAGGTCTGGCGAAGGTGTGCGCCTTGCTTTTGACCGTCTGAATCAGCCCGGACTGCTTAACAACCTGAAGGAGGCCACTCACGGCACGGTTAGCGAATTGGAACTGATGAAGGCTGCTGTGAAATTTGACGATTTCAAACTGCCCGTTGAACAACTTGGTACACTGTTGGCATTCGCCCAGAAGAAAGCAAAGGACACGGGACAGAGCGTCGATTACATGGTGGACTCCATCGTGACGGGTCTTGGGCGTAAGTCGCTGATGATCCTCGACAACCTCGGACTGAGTGCAGCACAAATCAAGGATCGTATGGCCGAGACGGGCGACATGACTACGGCTGTGGCATCCATCATCAAAGAGCAGATGTCAGAGGCAGGTGAGTACGTTGAGACCGCTGCCGACCGTGCAGCCCGTGCCGCTGCCGACGCTCAGAACCAGATGGAGGAGTTAGGTCGCAAGGCTATGCCCGTGGCCGAGGAGTTGGGCAAGGCTTGGAACCAAATCAAGATAAGCGGCATGGAGGTGCTTACTTTTGTTTTGACACCTATTGCCGAATCTTTGAAAGATATTCGTGAAATTCTGAGCGGTGAATATGAACTAAAGATAAAGGCTGACATTCCAAACTATGCAGACGATGACGGCAAGACGGTATGGAGCGGATGGAAGCCTGGCACAGACCACACAGTACAGGCCCCAGGTGGTTACGTAGAAGTAACCGACAAGAATACTGGTGCAGTCATAGGTGGCCAGCACTTCGACAATCTCAATGATGCAAATTCTATTAAGGACTGGCAAAAGACGCTGTTCAAAACTCCGAAGACGGGCGGTAAGTCTAAAACACCTACCGCTGCCGACTTTAATAAATTTATCGCTAAGTCGATGTTGGGTGCCGAAGACTTGAAAGAGGATGATGCAAAGAACTTCCTGAGTCCTTACCAGATGATGCTGCCGGACATCAAGAAACACATCCTCGACATCAAGGACGCAGATCTTGGTGACAGTCTGGCTAAACTTGGAGAGAAGAAGGTGACCAACGAGATAGCCGAACGCACAAAGATGCTGGATCAGCAGAGCAAGGCTATGAACTATGCGGCTCAGGCAGCATCGAACTTTGGCGCAGCCCTCGCTGGCATTGAAGACCCATCCGCAAAGGCAGCTGGTACGGTCATCAGTGCTATTGCCAATGTCGCTCTCGGATTTTCTCAAGCTGCTTCACAAGCATCGAGCATGGGACCTTATGGATGGCTGGCTTATCTGGCCGCAGGTACGGCAGCAATGGCAACCACCATCAGTACTATCCACTCGCTGACAGGCTACGCAAACGGTGGTGAGATCAAGGGCAACAGTTACAGCGGGGACAACCTGACGGCAATGGGGCCAAGCGGTCTGATAGGTTTGAATGCGGGAGAAATCATCCTGAATCGGGCGCAACAGTCAAACGTGGCCAGCGGACTGCAAGGTGCTGGCAGTTTACGCGGTCTGAATCTCAGGACTAAGGTGAAGGGCACGGAACTGCTCGTTTGGCTCGACAACTCGCTGGCGCAGTCAGGACGCGGAGAGCTCGTTACGTGGGGGCAGTGATGGTTTACAGTTTACGGTTTACAGATGATTACTAAAAGTATTGAGATATGAGCGTGATATTAGGACGGAATGTGTTTATCTATAGCGATGCAAGCGGTACGACTCCCGTGATTGCTGCCGCGAAGAGTTGCACCATTAACATCAAGTATGACTTGATTGAGAAGGCATCATCGACGCAGGGCACGGCGAAGGAGTTCACCTATGGCCGCTATGAGTGGGACTTGACGGTGGATCACCTTGTGGTGTCTACCAACGAGTTTCAGGGGCTGTCACTGGCAGGCGGTACGCGGTTGCTCATCAGTGTAGTGATTAATAATGTGCGAAAGAAGGGTTATGTGCTTTGTCCGCAGGCCGGACTATCGGCACCCGTCAGCGGTCTCGCCACGGGCAGCGTCACCTTCAAAGGCGACGGCCCGTTTGACATCGCATAGTTTAGACAAAAGAACAGATTAACTTTTTCTGACATAAGAACATAAGAACAGAAGTTATGGGCTACACAATCACGTTTTTCGATAGGG